TTTGAATTTAATTCTGATTTAGAGGGAGTAGATTATGAACAAGAAGTTCGTAAAGTTAGAAATAGTTATAATTTAGAATCAAAAAAAATAGCTTTTAATCAAGTCTTTACAAGCAACTTTATTCGTAAGGCTAACGAACATTTACAAGCTTCTATTGATTATAAGAAAATATGGTTTGCTAGCAAAACTTGTGCTAATGATAATTTCTTTGAAACTGTATTCGCCCAAAGCATCCCATTAGAGTTAATGAAAACAGAGGAAAAGAAAGACTGGTCTACTCTAGATTTTATCGAAAATCAAGATGATTTTATTTATCAAACCAAAAAACAATGCACTCTAGTAGAGCACTCATCTACAGCCAGAGGCACTCAATCCTTCGATTTACCTCAACATTTAAAAAGAAGCAGCTCATCTAATAAAGCTAGAAAAGACAATTATTCTGCACTTTTATTAGCAAATTGGGGGTTAAAGTGCTATTATGATATAATGACTGCTCCAAAAGAAGACATATCTCAGACTTTCTCCCCAATAATGATAAAATAAGTGTAATATTTAGCAATATATGAGCAAAAAAACCAAAAAAATCGAAGAAACCAAAGCTTCAATAGAGTTAACGCAATCCCCAAGTCAAACAACACCACTTATGGTATATGGAACTGATGCATCAGACAAAAAAAGAAATAAAATAGCAGAAATTAGAGCTTCAACTGGCATGCGTAGAAATGCTTCTTCAACAATCGAAAGAACTGATAGGTTTACTAATATTGATACAGGTATTATTCCTTTTAGATATTCGAATTACGTCAAAAATCTTTCTACTTTAGATGTTAGAGACGCTATTATTTTATGTCAAAAAGCTTATTATAATGTAGCTATTTTCAGAAACACAATAGATTTAATGACAGAATTTTCTGATAGTCCAATTTATTTGACTGGTGGAAGTCAAAAATCAAGAGAATTTTTTGAAGCATATTTTAAGAAAATCAACCTAGCAAGTTTTCAAGATCAATTCTTTAGGGAGTATTATAGAAGCGGAAATGTATTTACTTACAGATTTGATACGTCTTTGACTAACGAACAACTCTTAAAGATAACTCAAACTTTTGGTTCTAAATTAAAATCAATAGCTCAAGACGGATCAGTTAAACTTCCAGCAAGATATACCATCGTTAATCCAGCAGATATTTATGTTGGAGGAACAGTGAATTATGCTTTCAATGTTTATTATAAATTACTAAGTGATTATGAACTAGAAAGATTAAGAGATCCAAAAACAGACGAAGATCTTGAAGTTTACAATAATCTTCCTCAAGATATTAAAGATAAAATTAAAAGTAAAAATAATTCTTATATTCTTGTTCCATTAGATAAGACTAAACTCGCAGCAGTATTTTATAAAAAGCAAGATTACGAGCCACTCTCTATTCCGATGGGTTTTCCAGTTCTTGACGACATCAATTGGAAGCTTGAAATGAAAAAAATGGACATGGCAGTAACAAGAACAATGCAACAAGCAGTTTTATTAGTTACGATGGGGGACACTCCTGATAAAGGTGGAGTAAATCAAAAAAATTTACAAGCAATGCAAGCTTTATTTGAAAATCAAAGCGTTGGAAGAGTTCTTATTGCTGATTATACAACAAAAGCTCAATTCGTTATTCCAGATATTGGCAATCTAATCGGACCCCAAAAGTATGAAGTAGTAGACCGCGATATTCAAATTGGATTAAATAATATTCTTATTGGTAATGAAAAATTTGCAAATACAAGCATCAAAGTTCAAGTATTTGTTCAAAGATTAAAACAAGCCAGAGAAGTATTTATCAATGAATTCTTAATTCCAGAAATTAGAAGAATGAGCAAAGATATTGGTTTTAAGAATTTTCCAACCCCAACGTTCCAAGATATTGACATTAAAGATGATGTTCAATATTCTAGAATTTATAATAGATTAGTTGAGCTAGGAGTATTAACTGCAGAAGAAGGATTAGCTGCAATTGAAACTGGAAGATTGCCAACTCAAGAAGAATCATTGCAGTCTCAAAGAAAATTCAAAGAATTGAGAGACGAAGGTCTATATCAACCAATTATTGGTGGAAGCGCAGCGGGTCAAGCTGGTAGACCATCTGGTTCTACTGGAATTCCTCAATCCACAAAAAATGTAAAACCAATTGGAACAAAAGCTTCATTTTCAATTGTTAAGATTAAAGATAATATCTTAGCGGCTCAAAATCTAGAAGAAGAAGTTAAATCTGCTGTTAGAAAGAAGTTTAATGTTAAAAAATTAAGCAATCAACAAAAAGAAAACGCAGAAAATATATCTGAAATTATTATAGCTAATGAACTTCCAGAAAATTGGACATCTAAAATTGAAAATTATATTGATAAACCTTTTGATCAAAATCAAGATCAAATTAATAATATTCAAGAGATCGCAGCCGAACATCAAGTTTCAAATTACATAGCTTCATTGTTGTACCATAGTAAAGCTTAAATAGTGTAATCCTTTACAAGGATTAAGGAAATGCCTAGAAATAGAATAATCTATAATGTAGAAGGTTTATATGTTGCTCCATATAGCGGAGAACAAAACGCTAATTCTGATTATTATTTAGCTAATCATCTTATTCTTAAAAGATTAGAAAAAATACAAAATTTTAATTACTCAATTCAACAACCTAGATTAAATGCTCAAGTTTTTGGGCAAAAACAGAATATTTTTCAAGGTATAAATGGACCACCAGAGGTAAATTTTAATTTTTCTTACATTCCTGATGGAGTTACAAATGAAAATAGATTAGATTTTAATGTTAATCATTTTTCTGGATCAAACGCGCCAATGTTTTCTGGGTTATGTACTAATAGCGGATTATTAAATGATAGAGATTTTTATCTTGTTATAAATAAAAATGATAATGATTTATTTTCTGAAAATGTAACACTAACAAATTCTTTAATTAATCCAACTAATGCTACTCAACTAATAAACTCAAATAGTCAAAATTATGGATTATTACATTTTCAAAATTCTTATCTTAATGAATATTCATTTAGTGTTTCAGTTGGAAATCTACCAGTAGTAAATCAAAGCTATATTGCAGATAATATTGTTTTTTATAATAGCGGTTCTGGCATAAAGTATACTTCTTTAGATTTAAAATCTGGAATCAATCAAGTAAACAACGATACAATTATTATTCCAAAAGCTTTAAATTATAATCAAACTGCAATTAGCGGACAAAATATTCTTTTGCCAGGAGATGCAACTGTTAGTTTTTATACAAGTAATACTGGGGTTTTATTTTATACTGATACAATTCAAAGCTTAGATTATTCATTATCTTTTAATACAAAATCTTATAAAGCAATTAATTACAAATTCCCATTATTAAGAAAAATAGAATTCCCGATTAATGGAAAATTAAATACAAGTTTTATTGTAGAAGAAGATCTTGTTGGTTCGTTTTTTGACACTTTAAATAGAGACGATAATTACAATGTTGTTGTTGATTTTAGTAATTCAAGAAGAGGAGTAGATAAAACAAAATTGACTTTTAGTGGTTGTAAATTCACAAACATTAATTATGACTCTTCTATAGGAAGCAATAAAACCGCTACATTAAGTTTTGATTTTGATCTCGATCCAGATTTTGGAAGAAGAGGATTATTTGTTAGTGGAAATGTATTATATGGTGTTTTAAATAATCAAAAGAAAGTATTGATATTTTAATTTTTAATATATATAATATAGTGTAATATCTTATGAAAACTATGCTATCTAAAATATTTGGCCCAAATTGGAGATCTAGCTCATCTGGAATAGCCACAGTCGTAGCAGTTTGTACTGCAATAGCAATTCATTCTGATCCAAGTTTGGTGGCGTTTCTTCCAGATAAGGCAGAAGTTTATATTCTTGGAATTGCAAAATTAATTGCAGTTGTATCTGGAATAGTTTTTGCATTAACAGTAAAAGATGCAGCAGTTACTGGCGGAACAGTAGCTCAAACGACTGAAGCAAAAGATAGAACAAATGGAGAAAATATATGAATAAATTACAATTAATCGCAGTTGCTCTTTTGAGCGTATTTCTTGGAGCTTGCGCCACAATCAATACTGGAAAAGTTAATGTTGCAACAAGTGTTGAAAATACTCTTCCTTATGTTAAACCAGCAGTAGTATTAGCTTGTACTGTTGTTCTTGATCAAGCAGTTTCTGGTAACGATAGAATCGAAAAAGCTAAAATGATTAATCATGTCGCAGCAATTGTAGAAGGATTAACAACTGGAACTACTCCAACTCCAGAGCAACTTCAAAAAGCTATTAACGATTACCTTCCAGCAGAAAAAACTCATTGGGCAAACTATGTTACTGTAATCAAAGATCTCTATGCTCAACAATTTGCTAGACTAGATGGAAATGGTGCTCTTGCAGTAAAGGTACTTAACGCTATTGCGT